CCAGTTATAAGTTGCATTATTTGTAATACCTAGAATAGAAAGTGCCGTCATAATTACAATTGCATCCAATCTATTTGGAGTTGCTTTGAGACGAATTGATAGAACTGTATAATAAGTTCCTGCCGTTGTTAAATCAACTGGTGTTTGGACTGGTGTTCCTACTGCTTGCTGCAATCCTCGAAGTTCATAACCACCTTCTGAGATTACAGTGGAACAAACTTGTTTTAATGTGCTCGCACTCGTTGTAATTCCAGTATTTGCAATCTCATATCTCAAAGGTAATGATGCTGTTGTGATATAAGTTGTATTGATAAGATTTGCGTGATGAAATGAATGACAGTGAATAAACTTACCATCAATTACAAATCCTAGTCTTACCGTCCCAAGTCCTAACCATTCAATATCCATCCACATAATCTGTGCTTTGCTGATATCTAATGTGACACCAGATGGATTGAGATGACCAGCACCAAGCATTGTATCAACATTCCAATTTGCTTGTGCTATTCTTGTTTCTGTTGTAATTCCTGGAACATATGTTCTTTCTACAAAATATAAATTACTTCCATCAAGTTCCAGATACATTCCATTATCTGCACCATAATATCCTACTCTTTGACGAAGATTTGTTTTTGCTGGGTTCATTACAAATGTATTCAATACTTGTAATGATTTTCCTGGTTGATAAGAGAATACTTTTGTAGTTTCTCTAATGACTGATGCAGTGCTTCCTACACCAACAGTCATATTAATCAAGCCTTGTGCTGTTGAAAATCCAACTGTTGAACCAGTACCAATAACTAAACCACTCCAAAGATTATTGTCTCTATATCTGTGAGATGAATCAAAGAGAGTGAGTGGAGTAGACATTCTTTGTCTACCAAATGCATCGGTTGCTATTGGAGGCAATTCAATATCAACTGATCCAGTAACTGGAAATGGATTATCAAATGTTACTACTGATGTTCCTGCACCTGTAAGAACTACAGAAGTTGCTGGTTGGGGAAGAGGATTATAAGACATATTAGATTAAGAACCAATTAGAACCATTGTAAAAATAAGTAAAACTTTGATGATTGATAGTCATAATAACTGAACTATCATTCTCTACACTTGTTCCAGCACCTGCCTGGACTGTTATATTGTATGTAGCAATCTTATTACCTTCGTCTTTTACAATCAACTTCTTACCATAAGAAGGAATTTGTGGCAATACAATCGTTACAGGAACATCAGCACTCACTCCAATATAATCATCAGCATTTGATGCCTGATAGTAGTTAGTAGTTCCACTAATATTGACGATTGTTGTTCCACCAACATCATTTGGGTCAACAAACTCTGCTTTATTTGTTGTAGAATTCCACTGTAAAAATTTATTATTATAAGCACCAGAATTCGTTGCGATGCCTACAACATCATCCAAGTATCTTAAACGAGTTTCACCACCTCCACCTAATGTGGAGAGTTGTTGTTGAATACGAGAAAGGAAAGTACTGTAATGTTTTTGTAAATCATCAAGTGTTGCGAACTTTTGGTCTAATGGAGTAATTGGATCTTTCTGAACTTTGGTATTTGATGGTTCGGCAAGAAGTCCTAATGATTGTTCTACCAGTTCTTCCTTTGGTTCCTCTACTACCTCTTCTTTATCTTCCGAAATTGTATTATCAATTTCTATCAGATTTTCCTTATTTTCTTTATATTGCTTAGATAAAGGTTTTACAAAGTCTTCAAAGAAAGAATCTCCAAGAAGTTCTTTTATCTCTTCTTTTCTTTCTTTCTTTGCAGACTTTACTGTTTTAAAGAAGTCTATTAACTCCTTATCCACTTATTACTCCTCCCCAACAATATTTCCAAATAATGACTGAGCAACATATGGAGTAATTGCATCAATATTAGAACTTGATTTTGTATACAAAATCTCCTTAATCTTATCAGAAATTTGTTCTGATGAATTTCCAGATAAAATAATATCCATCAATTCTGTGCTAGATTCCATAAATAACCTCAAAAAATTATAAACTATTTATATCTCTGCTGCCTTGCTGTTTATATTCATATCCTTATTGGATGATCCCATATCAGGTTCCATTGGAACTTGTCCAAGCATTTGACCATTCATTCCAGGAATCATTGGTTGCCCATCTGGACCGATAGGGGGCATAAGTTTGGGATCTGGATATAACCCATCCTTAATTTCTTCCTTCATCAGTTTATTCTCGTCAACAATTTCTTGGTCTGTTTGACGAAGAATCTTACGTCTTACATAATCTTGAGAATAATAAGTTCCAATATATGGTTGAATTGCCACCATCAAGTTGAGTCTTTCATTCATCAACTCAGTATCTTTAAGTTCAGAAAAATGTCCATCATATAAGTAATCATATTGAATATGATCACTCATCTTCTGCCAATCTTCTGGAGTTATAATATTCTTCAGAATGAGTTGAGTCTTTAGCATATCGTGGAAAAGACCACTAAATCTCTTTCTCAATCTTCCAACAAACTTACCAAACATCAATTCATCTCTAAGAATCTCTGAAGATCTTCCTAGATTAAATCCTTCATCTGAAGCAGTTCTAGATTCTGGAACATTCAGTGCTCTGAATAATTTCTTTTGGAAATACTGAACATCGGTCAATTCTCCAAGATTCTGTCCACCAGGAAGAGTAGTGATCTCAGTGCCTCTACCACCCTCTCTACGGGGCAACCAGAAGTCTTCCATCATACTCATAAACTTCTTGTCATCACGCATTTCACCAGTGTTTGCGTCATAAACAAGTTTATTACGATATCTACCCATAACATCACGTAGATATTGCTCTGCCTTTACTTTAGGTAGGTTGCCAACATCGATGTAGAAGATTCTTCTTTCTGGTGCTCTAGAAAGTCTGTAGATAACAAGAGCATCCTCAATCATCCTAAGTTGGTTGAGTGCTTTAATTGCTTTATGTAAATATGAAAGTGTGAGTTGTCTATTTCTATCTACAAGACCCGAAGTTACATAGGTAATAGAATCTCTTGCAATTTTCACACCACGATTAGTTGAACCAACCTTTTGAATAGATCCTTGAGGATAATACATAAAGTATTCCTCAATATCTGGTTCAGTAAATGCGGTCATACTATTGGGATCTATACTATTAAGATAGTTTCCCCCAAGATTGACTTTGGTATCTTTCTTCTTTTCTTGCCTAATAAATCTGACTTTCAATGCATCCATATAACGAATATCTAAAATTCCTTCCTCAGGTTTTTTTAGATCGATAACTTTATGGTATAATAATCTTCCGTCGATATACCAGTTTTTAAATATTTCGTGTGCCTTTTTGTCAAAATCTAAAAGATCTTTAATATATTTAAATTCTTCTCTGATAATCTTTTTAAGTCCATCACTTGCATTAAGATTGCTCAGTTCAATTTCAACTGGAGAATCATTCAAGTCACTTACAATTGCCTCATTGACAACATTTTCAATAGCACTATCACATTCTGGGTGAAGTGCCATTTCCCTATATCTTTTAATTAAATCGTATTCATTCCTGAATACTCCTTCAATATCTACATATTGTCCATAAAAACCACTAGTCAGATAATAGTCAACCCCGTCCTCGTTATTCTCGGGGACAGGGGAGACCGCACCTTTTGGTAATTTATCGTCGTCTTCAATAGAGAAACCAAATAGTCTTGCCATATTATAATTGTAAACTTTCTACTATTTAGATCACTTGAGATGATGGACTATTGCTGGCATCTGCAGCTTCCCACCACTGAACTTGAAGATCTACTGTGAATTCTTCAATTTCATTTTCATTATTGTATGAAAGATCAATCTGAGAAACACTAGTTGGGAATACACCGTGTACAATATACTTTCTCAGGATATCAATCTCACCACCTTGGGTTCCTGGTGTATTTAATCCAGTGTAAGCACCCCTTGATAGTTGGGCAACATTCATATCGACCATATATTCTGATGGGTTAATTGAACCACTTCCATCAGATACTTTGACCATATAGTTCATCCATCTTTCAAATAGATTTCTCCATTTGAAATTGGTGTCATTGATAACAGTGATGCTCCAAACATCAAAGGTTCTATCACCAGCAATTTTGAGGGTTCTTCCTCTAAATGGAACTGGAATTTCTGAGATAGTTGATCCAGGAAGACCAGCAGTTTTAATTAACATATAGTCATCAGATTCAATAGAAATTGATGAATCAAATGGTAAACTAAATGTCGATGATGGTGTTGACCCGAAACTTACTTCAAATAGATTGCTGCGAGCACCACCACCAGATAGTTTAGTCTTAAATCTATCAATTGTTCTTTCGTTGAAATTAGGCATTGTTCTTCTCCTTTAAATTAAACTGTTCCAACAACGGTTTCAAATGAAACACCAGTTCTCGTAGCAACGAATGTCAGTCCGATGTAATTGATAGAACGAGCTGGTTTTACATAAATGTCAGCAATAAATTCATTTCTATCAATAACAGCAGGAGTATTATTTGTTTCATCACACACTAGTAGGAAGTCTGTGATTCCTCGTTTTGCCTGCACATCTCTTAGATATGGTTCAACGATATTAATGAAACTTGCTCTTGTCGATGAATCATTAAATTCAAATAATTGAGCATCAGCAGCACCTCTGATTGCTTGTTCAATTGTAATGAACAATCTTCTGACGTTGATTCTATCAAATGCTGATGGGTAAGATAATGCAGTCTTATCACCGAATAGAATTGTTCCAGATCCAGGATAGGTGATGATTGGATTGACTCTATTTGAATAGAGTTCGTCTCTATCATCTTGATTTGGATTGTATGCTAGTTTGATGACATTCTTAAGAGTTCCTCTCACCTTTCCAGCAGGAGAATACCAAGGATACTGATTGATGTCAGTTCTTACACATAAACCAGCAACATCTGCTGAGCATGGAATGTATACATACTCTCTGTTGAATCTGTCATAGATGTATTGATATCCAGAATCAAATACTGCATAAGATGAAGAAGATAGTGAAGTAAAGAATGAAAGAATATTTGGAAGTTTATTTGACTCTACTGGAACGTTAACAGTTGCTCCTCTATATGGTGAAATAAATGCCACACAATCTTTTCTTGATTCTGCTGTAGAAATTAGATAGTTTGCTCTTGATTGCTCAAAATCAATACCACCAGAAGCACTTCCCTGAAGCAAGAAGTTTAATTCAACTTCATTCTCATTTGCTAGTTTATCAATTGCACTAGTAATATCATTTAATTCAACTTCAAATCCACCGATATTAGTTGCTTGACCAGTAGCAGTAGAATAATCCTTTCCTCCAGTTATTGTAAATGACTTATTTCCAACTGAGTTGAAATGTGTATCATCTGAAGTTTGTCCCCAAACACCTAGTGAGGTTGAAATTGGAGTAAATCCTGATGAGAATTTAGAAGCAACTTCAGAAACTCCCCAGTATGCATCAGTTGCAAGCACAGCACCAGCATATACATAACGTGAATTTGCCTCTAGGTAAGTCTTATAATATACATTTTGTGATGGGGAAGTTTGAGCATCAGATGCTTTAGATATATTTCTGAATACTTCTAAAATTTGCTGAGGATTTCCTGAGAAATTTGATGCTCTAGTATTGTCAATAATTGCAATATTCAAGGCATCATTACTACCACCCCTATCAATTACATATTGATTAGTTCTTGGTTTTGGTGCAATTGCCTTCCAGAGAACAGTTTGTCTATCACCATTAGCAGTATTTAATACATATTGTTGATTATACCAGTCATTAATTGTCGATGGTGCAAGAACACCACTGTTTGAAACTGAAGATACTAATAAAATTTCATTGCTTGCTGGATTGAGTAGATAATCTCCAGCACTTACATTTCCCAAAGATGTAAGTTGAATTGAGGTTGCGGTCGAGTTAACTCCAACTGCAACTGTAACATCTGCAGGAAGAACTGATAAGATAGTGATTGGAGAACCATCTGAATGGCTTACTGCAGAAGTTCCATAACTTGCTCTAGAAACAGTAACTGTAGTTCCAGTTGGTGGTTGAGTTACTGTTACAATTTCAGTATTAATTTTTAATCTAGTTGCAGATGAAATTCCAGTTACGTTGGAAACATATAAAACAGTGTCTCCAGATGCTAATGCACTACCACCTTGCATATCCAAAGATGTTGTTCCAGTAACATTTAGATTGGTTAGAGTTTGTCCAGAACCAACTGATGCTGCTGAGAATGTGCTGAGTCCTGCTCTCGTAACTGTTACTGCAGTAACTCCAACTCCAAGAGAACCATTGATATAAATTGAATTGGTAGTGTTAAAGGAATAGATACCTCTTTCGGTATAATCCTGACTTGTTTCAGTTCCACCAGAACTTACTTTACTTACAACTTTAACATAAAATTCAGAGTTTCCAATACCAGAAACAATACCTTTTAAGTATCCACCTGTGATTGATTGAGTAATACCAGCACCAACTGAAATGCTTGAAGTGCTAATTCCAGAGAAAGTTTGGTCTGCAAAGTTATCAATTACACAAACTTTGATTCCATCTGCCCAATATCCTGGGTTCTTTGCTGCCCAGTAATATCCAGATGAAATTGTTTCCTGATAATTTTCATAATTTTTAATTTTAATATCAGTTGAAGCAGCACCAACTGCAGCATTGGAGTTTTTCAGATTGTCTGAATCTGCTCTTACTACTTTTAAACTTCCACCGTAAGAAAGGAAGTTTGATGCAGAATACCAATACTCATAGTGAAAATTGTTCTTTGATGGGGAACCAAAAATGTTCACTAAATCATTTTCAGTTCTTATTGTAGTTACTTCTTCTACTGGACCTCTCTCAAAAGGTGCTGCAATACCTGCAGACAAAGAAGAAGTAGCATTAACTGAACCTCTAGTTAAATCTACTTCTCTTATTGTAATCCCTGGAGATGATAAGCTTAAAGCCATTTTGACTCCTCTAACTGCTTCATTTTTTAACTAAAAGTATTTATAAATTTATCCTTTTATCTATATTCCCACATGTAGGATCTATCACCATACTCATCAACCTTCCAAATATCCCCATCAGCATCTTTAAATTCAGTTTCATCATCTATTCCAGTAATAATGAATCCAAATGGAGACATATCCTGATCGATTTGATTCTTTTGTTCTTCATATAATCTTTTCCTAACATCTTGCTCTGTCAGTTCTTTGAAATAGTCCTGTGCGACCAACCAAGCATAGATTACAAGGCACATTGCCAAATCATCATTACAACCCTCTTCTGCCTCAAATGAGTTGTGCTTCTGAATGAACGTAGTTAGTTCACTGATAATCTCATAGTCATTGAAGATTAGTTTATCTTCTTCAATCATAGTTTTAAGGTTGAGACATCCAACTTTCTTAACTGTCTTGGACATCTTAAGTCCTAGTTGAGTTTTCTTCCCAGAAAATCCTTGACCAACAATCTGTCCTGCTCTACCTCTCATAGAACACATAAGAAGATTTTGATACTCTAAATCGTATTGAATGATTGATGCTACTTGGTCCCCAACATCGTTGACTTCACAAAGGATAAATGCATTATTGTACGCTTTAGCAACCTCATGTATGATGCTTGGGAATAGCATTGGTTTGATTTCATTGTTCCTATACTTTGCTACTATTTTATGTGGGAAAGTTGTAATATCAAATACTACAAATGCCGAGTAGTCATTTCCAACTCCTCTTGCCACATCAACTGTAACCACATAGTCTCTACTTTCTTTTTTCTCCTCATATACATCCAATCCTTTATTTCTCTTGACTGGAGTATCATATACCAAACTCTTAAGTTTGCTTGGAGCAATTAGAGTGTCAACAGATCCTAAGAATTCGCACTCAAACTCAATCTTAAACTGTTGTTCAGAAGTGTTCGCAATAGTCTGTGCTTTCCATTTATCATCCCTTCCAGGAACTTCAGTCCAGTGAACATCAGTTGGCACATACTCATTTTTACCCCTTTCCGCATCGTGCCAAAGACGATAAAAATGGTTCATACCATGTGGGGTAGAAACAATAATTACCTTTGTGGATTGTCCAGAAGAAATAGTTGGATATACAGATGCAAAGAAATCATCTGCAAGGTGATTTTGAACGAATGCAAATTCGTCTAGGAATATAATGTTGTAAGATCCACCACGAACTGCAGATGCTGAAGTTGATGCTGCAAGAATTTTGGATCCATTCTCCAGTTCCATAGAACCTCTGTTCCATGCCACAATACCCTGCTGTAACCATTTAGGAAGGTTCTCATAGGCAGTTTGTAGTCTTTGTAGTAAATCTCTTGCTGTTGATGCCTTGTTGGCAAGAATAGCAATGTTTACGTTATCATTAAAAATTGCATAATGCAGCAAATATGATACCACAGTAGTAGATTTGCCAGTCTGCCTAGGCATCTTGCAAATGTTAAATCTATTATTGTGGAAATTTTTAATTAATTTTTCCTGAAAGTCATAGGGTTTAAATGGTTGTAATCCATGATCCAAGGTCACAATTTGAACATAGTTTTTGGCAAAGTATACTGGATCATTCTTACACTTTACAAATTCTAAAATTTGATCTTGAGAAAATTCAATTGGAGTATTTGCTTTTTTTAGAAGCGGGTTTCCAAGATAAATGTTATTATTGCTCATAAATTAATCAACAATTCCAAGCTCTAAGTGATTTATTGATCCTCGAATTTGGATCACTAGCAGTTTTCTTTGATGTTAACTTGCTTTTCATGCCACTCATTCTGGCACAAAATGATGCTCTTCTTGGGTTTCCTACTTTCTTTGAAGGTGATTTTAAATCTGATCCAGGATTCTCCCTTTCATAAGATTTTCTTCCCTTTTCATTAAGACCACCAGATTGATTCTTACCTTCCTTTCTTTGCCATGCAGCAACTTCAGTCATAAATTGATTGAAGTTTTTTTGTTCTGGAACACAATTAGGAACTACTTTTTTCCCCTTCTTTTTCATACCAACTTGCCTATATCCAGACCAACATGCTTCAGAAACATCCTCATCACTAGACATATACTCTGCTGCAGTATCAATAAAATCTGCTGCTCTAGTGATTTTAGATTGCACCCAAGCAGGAAGTTGTTGATCTCCCTTCTTAACTAATTTTCTAAGCATATTGATTGATCTTTCAATTTGATCAAACTCAACTCTTGCCATATATCCTTCTTCATCTTTCTTCTTTCCAGAAGCAATTTCCTTATGATCTTCATGAATCAAAGATTCATTAGCAGGATGAATTTTTGCAATACTATATTTGTCCCACATTTGTGGTCCCCAAGAACAATCCATTCTCTTCTCATTCTTTCTGCAAAGAAGACAATACTTTGTATCTTTCTTATACTGTTGTTCTATATCAACTTCTTCTTTATATCCTTTTGCATCAGGCACTCCTTTTGATGGAACAC